ATACACGCCTCCGGCGTTGCCGCTGTGACCCACAGCCACGTCAGCTGCTAGTTTCCTTATAGGGATCGGGGTCAGGCATTGGCGCCGCGAGGTCGTGATCTTAGTTCCTTAATGCATACCCAGCTCCTCGAGCCAGGTCAGCAAGTATCCTCTTGAATGCTCTCATCTTAGTATGGTATTTATAGTGTTCATAATCTGTACTGGGTTCAGTCCTGGGTAGTGATCCTTCATCTGGCTTGCTACCTCGCCAGGCATTAGTAGCCCCATGGCGTAGGCTTGGATAATCTGTTCTGGTGTTCTCATCTGTTTGGTTTTAGATTAGTATATGTTTGGGTCTTGCTTAGCTCCCGCCAGATAGTTAGCCATCATCAGGCTGTCGATCTTGTGGCCGTCGATAGGTTGGATACCTTTCTTGTAGTCGGCTTCGCTTCGGTTCTTCTGGTAGAACTTTATCAGTTCATTGATTGTGTTGTGATCTTGTAGAGTCATAGTTATAGTCTTATTAGTTCTTTACATGGTTCAAGTCTGTACTTCAGTTCACTTCGATCGAGTATCTTAGTTATTGTTTCGATGTCACTGTTGTCGGCCATCAGTCCGCCGTATATTATATGGACTGGTCTGTTCAGTTTATTACTGTTTGTGATCGTGTTGATTGTTCTGTAGACTGTGTTGAATAAAATCTTTGTCATTGTTATTATATTAAATTATTATTAGTTACTTACTTACATTTATATTATCTTAGAGTAGACGTAGTTTGTCTGCAATGGATCCGCCTTGGCATCAAGGGCCGGCTGAGGTTATCTCAGACATCGGTAGATAAGGTCTTTAATATCTTGGATTTTCATTTCTAAAGCGGGATCTAAATTTTTCATCTTATATTTATTTTAATTATTATTATCTTACAACTATATTATCTATGGATCAACGTAAACCGTCTGCGAAGGATCCGCCTTGGTATCAAGGACATGCTGAGGTTAGAACTCCTCGGTAGATCTTAAGAAGGTTGCTACTAAAGCGATTGGAATTGCGATTAAAATTAAAGCCATTGTTATTATTATTTATTATTATTATTATCTTACAACTATATTATCTATAAGACGACGTGATCCGTCTGCAAGCCGACCTCTATGCTATATGCTATACGCGTTGCTATACGCACGCTGTGCGCAAGCACCTTAGCCAAGGCCTAGTTAGTAGTGCTAAACCCTGGGCGTAAAACCGCAGCTAAAGGTAAACCCTTAACCCCAATCCCTAAAACCCAAAGGGGGGTGGGTCAAATCAAATCCATTTCCGTAATCAAAATGGTTTTTCAATTTACTATATAGCCCTATACCCCTAATTATGTAATAAAGTTTTTTTTCGGGCGTAGTTTTTTAGAAAACTGGGTAATTATATTAGTCATAGTGCTAAATTTTATTTGAATGGCTAGTAAACAAAAATTATCGCCTGCGGCGAAGAAGCGTAAAGCTGCTCGGGACCTAGCTTTTGCTAAGACACCTGCGAGGAGGGCTAAAAAGGCCCATGCGCAGAGAGAAAGACGTAAGGCAAAGAGGAAAGGTGTCAATGTTAAAGGTAAAGATTGGGATCACAAGGACGGAAGATGGGAAACTGTTGCTAGAAATCGCGCAAATGACGGGGAGGGTACTAAAAAAGAGAGTAAAAAGAGGTACAAGGTACCAAAACGTAAAACTAAAAGTAAAAAATAGAATATGTCTAGAATAATATCTTACCCGTATGATAATGATATCAAGGATGGAGACGCGTGGATAGGATCAGAGGCATCTACAGGGAAGACGAAGCAGTATACAGCTCAAGCGGTAGCAGATTACCTTAATATAAACGGTAAGATATCTATTGGTACGGCAATGATCTATGAGTATGTATCAACGTCTTTAGCGGGTACAGGTACTATGGCTTTACAGGCCGGGGGAGGAGCTACGCCGTTCGCTAATGTGACGTCGTTGACGTTAAGTACTAATGACAGGAGTGGTTCTAATACAACTGCGTTCGTAAACTACTTAGTTGGCTCTGACATACTTATAAATGAGCAAAAAAATTTATTAGCCTTCGGCCATTACACTGTTGAATCGTACACAGCGGTATCTGCAGACTACTATACTATAGAGGTATCATTTAACGGGGGGCAGGGCAACTTAACTCCCACAGTAATTTATAACCTTGATAATTTTTTACTGGCATCGGATGCAGTAGGGGATTTGAACTTCACGTTTACACAAGCCTCTGCACAATCAGTGTGGAACATAACACATAACCTTGGGAAATTCCCTTCGGTATCAGTAATAGACTCTGCAGGCACTAATGTAATAGGGCAAGTGGACTATACTAATAACAACGAACTAATTTTAACATTTACCGCGGCTTTTGCTGGGGTCGCATACCTAAACTAAAACAAACAAATAAACAAACGACATGGCAGTAAAATTTTTAAACAACATTGACTTAACCCAGAATGAGTTGCAGAATGCAGCTATTCAAAATTTAGGGTCGGCACCGGTTGCCCCTGTTTCAGGTCAAATATACTTTGACACAAACCTAGATAAGCTTAGGGTCTGGAGTGGAAGCGCCTGGCTAACTATGCCAGATGGTACTGGAGCAAACGATTTCTTAGATGGATTATCATTTAATACAGGCACGGGTGTTTTAACAGCTAGTGTATCAAATCAATCCGATGTAACAGTTGATCTAGATGGTAGATACGCTCTAACGTCTGCTATCCCAACTGTAGGCGATGGAACACTAACAGTACAAGGAACAGGTGTCCTTGGAGGAACTGGAACTTTTACAGCGAACCAAGCAGGTAACACTACTATATCAGTAACCCATGATAATGTATCTAGAACAGACACAACTTCTTCTGTAAATAGTAATACATTTACTGCAGTTGATTCTGTAGCATCTAGTGCACAAGGGCATATTACTGCGATTAATCTTAAAACAGTAACTGTACCTGCGGGAACAGATACTACATACGAGTTATTTGGAGTAGGTTCCACAAACGGAACAGCCGGAATACAACTTGACGGTTCTGACGCAACTCTTGACAATGTATTAATCGTTGGAGCAGGAACATCTTCTGTGACAAGATCGGGTAATACATTAACGGTAACATCGAATGACCAATTTGACGGTACAGTAACTTCTGTAATAGCAGGAGATGGTATGACGCAAACCGGTACTTCAACCGTTAACCCTACCTTAAATGTAATAGGTGGTAGTGGTATTACAGCTAACGCAAACGACATTCAAGTAGATAACACGGTTGTTAGAACAACAAACAATCAAACTATAGGGGGTACTAAAACCTTTACTAGTAATGTAGTAATACCTGTTACTCCAACTATTAACGCTCATGCAGCTTCAAAGCAATATGTAGATCAATCAAATGTTGGTCAATCAATATTCCAAGGAGGCTACAACGCAGCAACTAACACACCTGATTTAGATACTTCACCTTCTACTGCTATTAAAAATGGTTGGTTCTGGGCAGTAACAGATACAGGTGATTTCTTTTCTGAAGAAGTTCAGCCTGGAGATTTAATATATGCTAACCAAGACAATCCTGGTGCAACATTTGCCAATTGGACAGTTGTTCAATCTGGACAAGACATTGCAGGTCAAGGAGCTTCTGACGGAGCAACAACTAAAGGTATTGCAGGTTTCAACTCTGCTCATTTTAGTGTAACCGCTAACGGATTTGTTTCATCTGATATATATGGTGGAGGTTCTTCATTAGGTATTGTGCCTTCTGGAGGTGCAGCCGGAACGTACCTTAACGGAGCTGGAAACTGGGCTACCCCAGCGGGTACTTACGTATTACCAGAAGCAACTTCTACAGTACGAGGTGGTATTGAATTATTCAGTAACACGGATCAATCAGTAGCTGCTAACTCAATAAGCTCTACCGCAGGAAGAACGTATGGCAGTCAGTTAAACTCAGCTGGACAATTAGTAGTTAATGTTCCATGGACAGATACAAACACTACTTACAGCATGATGACAGCTACCGTGCTTGGGTTAGGTAAGCTGGAAGATAACACAACGCAGACGGTTGCAGCTAACGCAGTATCTGCTACGGCTTCTAGAACATACGGTGTTCAAAAGAATGCTAGTAATCAACTAGTAGTTAACGTGCCGTGGACAGATACCGCTCCTGTAGATAGCGTTGGCGCTAGTACTGATAACGATCTCTTAGGTATAGAGGTATCTCCAGGTACTGGAGACGTGAAAGTTGGTCTAGATATAAATGGTCTTACCGAGATTCAATCTTTAGCTGACGCAGATACAATACCTATATACGATGCAGGTACAAACAAAAAGGTTAATGTATCTAATATAGCTAACGCGGTTCTAGAAAGAACATCGTTCACTAACACCAATCCCGTAGGTACGTCTTATACGATAACGGCAGCTACGCACGGTTTAGGTACGAATGGTAATAGAATCATGGTTGAGCTAATCGACGAAGCTACTGGAGCAACTGTTTACACGGATGTTAGCCGCAGCAAAACTACAGGGTTAATTACCTTTACTTTTGCAGCTTCACAGACAGCTGGAGCATACAGAGCCTTACTAACGAAGGTAAGCGCATAATCTAATACAAAACATGGCAATTAAATTTTTAAATGATATTGATGTTGATGGTGGAGCTAGGGTCGCAGATGATCCTAGCGCTGCTTCAGCAAGCAACGTAGGCACTTTGAGATACAGGTATGTGCCAGGTTCTCCTAAAAATTATAGCTACGCAGATATGTGTATGCAAACAGGAGTGGGCACTTATGGCTGGGTCAATTTAGTATCGAACGTTTGGTAATATGGCAAAAAAATATACAACAGATTCTATAACAATAACAGAAGGGCTTGCAGACGGAACAGGAGAGTTAGGGACAGCAGGGCAATTATTAAGCTCTACAGGAACGAGCACCGCGTGGATTGATGACAATTCAAATAAACCATACGTGAAAACAAAGCTAACTCAAAGCACGACTATTAACAACTCAACTACATTAGCAGAATTTAGTGTTATCAACACAACTCCTGAGCAAAATTCAGGGTTTACTCTAACTTCTAATAAGATTGTTTATCCTTCAGCAGGAATTTATGCTGTAGATGTAATGGCGTATTATACTTCTTCCACCGCTAGGGTTAGTGTTGGATTGCAGGTTTCTGTTGATGGAACTTTTACAGGAGAAGAGGCGGCTATGGGTTATGTTAGAGCTTCTTCAGGGCATAATCAATCTAGTTTGACTTGGTCTTCTATTGTAGAAGTACCCGCAAATGGATATATAGGAATAGGGTTTGTAAGGTTAGCGCAAGCAGGAACTTGTACATTAGATCCAGAAAAGAGTGCGGTGTCAGTTTATAAAATAAGTTAATGGGGAAAGAATATACGACAGACATTTTAGAGGTGTCAGGTACTTTTTGTGACTACAATGGCGATCCTGGAGCAGCAGGACAATTGTTTGAACGAAGGGCTGTCGACTCAAGTTCGCGGTGGGTTAATCCCCCCGGTTTCTCCCCTGTATATTTAAAAACAAAGCTTGTAAATACAACTATAGTAGATGTCCGCGAGTTCGGCGTAACAGCTTGCTTAAATACTACACCAGAAATTTCAACTGGTGGAATAAGCGTTACAAGCAGTAGCGCTATAACTATTACAGACGGGGGGATATATAAGGTAACAGCTATGGTTCAATCAGATACGAGCAGAGCAAGAGGTAACTTAAATATGACGTTAGGCGTTGATGGAGTTTTTAATCAAGCGGTAGCAGGTATGGGTTATGTTAGAAATAGCAACGGGACAGATGAAGCGACTACCACTTGGGCAGGTATACTTTTTATTGGCGCAAATTCTGTGGTAAATTTAGCGTTTTTCAACACAACAGACACAGGCTTCACTAGCGTTATAGATGGTGCAAAAAGCTCAATAACTTTACACAAAATAGCTGCTGGATCAGTATAAATCAAATTAAATGTCCAGAAAGAAAGGCAGAAGAAAAAAAAGAAGAAAGAAAAGAAAAAAATTAAAACAAAAAAATATGATAACTTACAATTGGGACTGCAGAAGAGTAGAAGCATATCCTGAATTTGAATCAGATGGGGTGGTTTATCCTGACGTAGTGTTTTGGGTAACCTGGCTTGTTACAGGGGTTTCAGATGTTTTAGACCCTGAAGGAAATCCTTACACGTCTTTTTGGGAAAACACAATAGCTATAGATACCAGCAATATAAAAGACTTTATTCCTTTCTCAGAATTAACTAACGAAATATCTGTTGGATGGGTACAATCCACTATGGGAGCGGAAACCGTGGCCTTTTGGGAAGAAACAGTAGCTTACTCAATTGAAAATCTAATCAATCCCGTTTCTATACCTTTAATCATAGGCGAATAAACAATAATTATTATGTAGCTTTTTGCGTTTACACGTAATTATATAATAAAATCTAATCAAATGAATCAAATAGTAAAAGAGTTTAGCTTCGGGGACGAAGGTAAAGACAAAGTATTTAAAGGTATTGAGGTACTGACAAAAGCGGTTGCTTCCACACTAGGTGGCGGAGGAGAATGTGTTATCTTTGAAGATGCGCACGGAATACCGGTTATAACAAAAGACGGTGTAACTGTCGCAGAGCTAAGTGTTCTGTTAGATCCTGTAGAAAATATGGGAGCCTCGTTAGTAAAGCAAGCAGCAAGACGAACTGTACAAGAAGCCGGAGACGGAACTACAACAGCGACCGTACTAGCCTATGCAATACTAAAGGAGTTTAGTAAGTCAAAAATGAAGTTTACTAGCCGTGAAAAGCGCGACGCAATCAATACGATCGTTGAAAAAGCTTTAAAGTATCTTGACAAGCGCAGTAAAGCGGTTGAAGGGGATATGATTGACGAAGTAGCTACTATATCTACAAACAATGACCCTTTATTGGGTAAGTTAATCGCGGACGCTTACAGGGCTGTGGATTTAACAGGTGTTGTAATGATGGAGACATCACAAGATGGAGACACAAGAATAGAGGTTGTAGAAGGAGTACAGTACGAAAAAGGATTTACAAATAATCATTTCGTGACGAATCATGCAGCTAACACAGCTGAGCTGGTTAATCCTAAGATTTTATTAGTTGATTCTGCGGTGGATACCATTAGGCAGATACAAACTATACTAGAGCACGTTATAAAAAACAACATACCATTACTTATCGTAGGGGATGTTGACGCAAAAGTAGCAGCAGCTTTAGCGATGAACAAAAACAAAGGGGCTATAAAAGTTAATATAGTGCCAGCGCCAACTCACGGTGTGAATAGAAAAGAAATATTTGATGACTTAGCTTTGTTAACTGGAGCTACGGTTATAAGTGAGAATCTAGGGGACGATTTAGATCTAATCGATCTTTCGCATTTAGGTACTTGCGTGAAGGCTATATCAACGTTTCGGGACACGGTTTTTCAAATAGATGAAGAACAATCTGAAGAAGTTAAGGCTATAATTAAAAATATCAAAGAACAATTGCTTACGGAGCTAAATAGTGGTAAAGTAATCAAACTTGAAAAAAGATTAGCAATGCTATCGGCTAAACTGGCTATTGTAAAAGTAGGCGGGGACTCAGACGTAGAGCTGAACGAGAAAAAAGATAGAGTGGAGGACGCAATATGCGCGACTAAAGCGGCTATCAAAGAAGGTGTGGTTGCTGGCGGTGGAGTTGCTTTAGTAAACGCGAGCGAAAGCATAAAAGCTAAAACGCAAGCCGAGGAGGTTGTGCTAAAGGCATTATATCTTCCATGCAAAACAATAATGAAAAATGCGGGACTCGAATACAATAACATCGACAAAAAAGATTGGGGTGTTAACGTAGAGACTGGCAAAACAGTTAATATGTTTAAAGCAGGAATTATAGATCCTGTATTAGTTACAAAATCAGCTTTAAAGAACGCCGCATCAGTTGCTTCGACAATATTGTCAACTAACTGCGTTATGTCTAACTTAAGAGAATAATATGAACGCAATAGGTAGAAATATAATAATAAAGAAACTTAAAGAAGGAGTGACCGCTACAAAAGGCGGTTTACTTCTTGCTGAGAATCATCGCGAGGACATAAGATATGTAGAAGCTACGGTTGTATCTACGGGTAGCGAATGCGATGGTATAAAAAAGAACGATGTAATCTATTACGATAGACACGCGGGACACAAAATAGAATTAGATAGGGAAACATACCACGTTATAAAAACCCAAGATGTAGTTTTTGTTTTATGAGAAAGTTAACAGGAGGTGATTTAAAAGAACTCGGACTGTTAAAACATTATAGGATTATACGCAAGTGGGCTTGTAAAACAAATGGTATTACGGATGCTGATTTAGAACTATTGATTTACTTCGATTGTTTAGGGCAGTTTAGGAAGCGCGATTTTGAAGACGGTAGCCTTACATACTCTTGGGACAATAGGAGATGGAATAGGCTGCTTAAAGAAGGCTGGATCGTCAAATGGCGAGGTTACAACGGGTCTGATAAAAGCTACAGTATATATAAGATCAGTTTTAGATGCAAATGCTTAATACAGCAAATGTATCGTATAATGTTAGGAGAAGAGGATATACCTACTTCAACTAGACGCAATCCTTTAATGAAGAAAGACACATACAGCGCGAAAGTTTATTCCGCTGCATTCGATAAAGTTAACAAAGATAAAACAAGATAACTATGGTAAACATGAACATGATGGGTCAAATGCCCGGTGTACAAGATACAAGTGAAATGGCAATGCAACAAGCACAAGCGCAATTACAAGCGCAATTTCCTATAGGGGCTATTCAAGCAGCGCAAGGTATATATGGTACGGACCAGCAAAAATTAGCGGCAACGAGGGGAAGTGGAACATCAGCAGGAGTGCTTTAAAACAAAAGATATGGATTATAAAAAACAAATGGTATCCAACCCAACAGGTGGAGCTAAAGGACAAATAGGGGAATCAGCATTATGGGATGGGCCATTAAGCCAAGAGGGTAGACCTCACGGAAAAGGATCTTCTTCAGGAGCAAACGGTATGCAAGTATTAAAATACCCTACCCCTTACGAATCTAAGCCAATTACACAGTGTGCTAAAGGACGCTCGAATGAGGCTTACTAGTAACTTTAAAAAGTCTGAGTTTGAATGCAAATGCGGTTGCGAGATGCCTATAGAAGTGTTTTTTAACATCCAAAAGCTAGCCAACCAATTGCAGTACGCTCGTGACTTTATAGAATTACCAATAACAATAACTAATGCATATCGATGCCGAAGTCACAACAAAGAAGTGGGCGGAGTCTCTGACAGCCAACATATACTAGGCAAGGCAGCTGATTTGCAGGTTAAAGGCTTACCGCCGAAAGATCTGTACAAAGTATTAGATACATTAGCTGAGTACAATCATGTAATGCAAGGCGGGTTAGGTTTATATAACACGTTTGTACATTACGATATAAGAGGAACAAAAGCAAGGTGGGACAACACAAATAAATAGCTATGGCAGTAAAAAAGAAAAAAGCAGCCCCTAAAAAAAAGGGTAAAGCACCGTCGCGTAAAAAGTCAGAAGGAAACTACGCTAAAGTAAAAAAAGGCGGAGGAACAGGCAAAAAAGCCGGTGGTGGAATGACCGCTAAAGGTGTTGCGAAGTATCGCAAAGATAATCCTGGAAGTAAACTTAAAACCGCTGTTACAACACCTCCTTCAAAACTAAAGAAAGGTAGTAAAGCTGCTAAGAGACGTAAAGCATTTTGTGCAAGATCTAAAAGCTGGAAATCAGAAAGAGGATTGGCTGCGCGAAGAAAATGGAACTGTTAATATGAAGAAAAGCAAACTAAATTGCGGATGCCTCAGTAAATATATGAAACCCGCGCAGACAGGAGTTAAAGGGTCTAAAGGCCGAAACGGATGGGATGCAAAGCCTGTATTTAGAATAACTAATCCACGCAGTCGATGAAAGCTAAAAAGAAAACAACTCCTTGTTGGAAAGGATATATAAAGCAAGGCACAAAAAAGAAAGGCGGAAAAACCGTTAACAATTGTGTAAAGAAAAAATAACAGAATAGGACTGTATAAACCTAAACAAACATAAACAATAACAAAAACAAAACCAAAAACAAAATGGGAAAATTTTTAAAATTTAGAATCGCTAACGGCGAAACAGTAGCATCTGGAAACGGATCAAGAGAAGTATTAATTCCTGTAGATCAAATTGCATCTATAGTAGACGGCGCTGACGCAGCATCTGTAGCAGTTGAGCTTAGAGACGGGTTAGTTTACACGTTCTCATTAGGTACAACTATAATTTCTGCGCCTATCACAGGAGCAAGTAATTTACCAGCAATCGTACCGCCTGCAGCACCAACAGTTGCAAGCAACATGCCTTCACAGGTTATCAACAGAGCATTAACTGCAAACCCAGGAGGAGTAACCTCTATGGCTCAGTTAGGATTTGACGGAGCTGGAGTATCTGGCACTGATGACAGAATGTACTTCGTACAAGTAGCAGTAGCATAACAATTAATTACCCTGCGGAATTTAATCATTCCGTGGGGTTTTTATTAAACAAAGAATATGAGCAAAATAATTTCATGGTTAACAGGAGGCCTTATTAAAGAGGTTGGATCTGTAATTGATAGTCTAACGACTACAAAAGAAGAAAAGCTTGAGATTAAAAAGCAATTGCAAGTGATTCTTGAAAAAGCAGAAGCTAACGCGCAAGTGGAAGTTACTGCAAGATGGAAGTCGGACATGAGTTCGGATAGCTTCCTTTCTAAAAACATTAGGCCAATGGTATTGATATATCTTACCTTTATATTTTCGGCATTAGCATTTGCTGACGGAAATATTGGCGACTTTAAAATAGCTGAAGCATACATACCTATATTTCAAACGCTATTAGTTACAGTCTACGGTGCTTACTTCGTAGGTAGATCGTGGGAAAAGAGCAGAAAAATAATGAATAACAAAATAAAAGAATAATGGGACAATTTGGAAATCAACCGGATTTTGGAACGCAAGCAGCAGTTGTGACGCCTAGTGACACAATAGCTTACGCGACTAACTTAAACCAAGCTTGTTTATATGTAGGCGTAGCGGGAGATATTAAAGTGATACTACCTGGGGTAACTCAAGCAGATGGCTCACCTCCTACCGCAGCGGAAGCAATAGTATTTAAAGCCGTACCGGCAGGATCTATTTTGCCTGTTATAGTTGATTACGTATTGGCTACAGGAACTACAGCAGGCGTAGGCGATATTATAGCTCTAAAATAATATGGGTAATGCGATAGGAATAGGGATACCTATGGTATCAATTGCTTTAGGCGGCGGCGCAAGCCCGGCTCCGTTTATATTTGACGCAATAACTACAGCGGACGCTGAGGTTTTTCAAATGCCCTTTAGGACCACAAGCACAGTTAACGCGGAAGTTGATTGGGGAGACGGTACTTCTGACACGGTAACCTCCTCTGCAGAAGCAGTACATACTTATGCTACAGCAGGAACACATACTATAACCGTAACAGGTACAATAAATGGTTGGTCATATTACTTTGCTAACCAAGATGGCGTAAGTGTTGACAAGGACCAAATGGGTAATGTTTCTCAATGGGGTTCTTTTTTAGTAGATGAAGATGTAACCTTTTACCAATGCACGAACATGACTGTAAGTGCTACAGATAGGCTTAAGTTTACTGATACTTATAATTTTGGTTACTGGTTCTTTGGAACTACGTCAATGACGAGCATAGATGTTTCTAACTGGGATATTTCAAGCATGACTTCCTTAAGAAGGATGTTTTCTACTACTGGGTTAACTTCTATTGACATATCAAGTTGGGATACTTCAAACATAGAAAACATGGAGGGGCTATTTAATAATAGCGAAAGCTTGGCTACTATAACAGGTATTGAAAACCTTGATTTAACTAGCCTAACAAACGCAGGAGGTCTTCTTGAGCGTTGCACCTCTTATGTCACGGGCACTTTTGATTTTTCATGGTTTACTCCACCTAATGTGGTTATAACCAATAGTTTGTTTGCTAACACGGAAGCTACATCAATTGACATGAGTGGCGGCTTTGCCTCTGCTAATGCATCGTTTATGTTTAGTAATTGTACTGAGCTAGTATCTGTAAACGCAACTAATTTGGACCTTTCTAATGCAACAAACACCACAAGAATGTTTGCTGACTGTTCAAATCTTACAACAATAACAGGCCATGAAGACTGGGTAATATCCTCTAGCACCAATGCAAATTACATGTTTACTGAGTGTGCTGCTTTAACCACGCTGAACAGTGCTGGATGGACTTTCGGCAGCTTAGTAAGCGCATACGCTATGTTTTACAATGCTTCTTCTCTTGCTAATATAGATGTGTCAGCATGGGATATGTCTACATGTACCTCTGTTGGATTCATGTTTGGAGGAAACCGTAATATGTCGTTCACTAACTTAGATCTTTCTAATTGGACTATATCGCCTGTTAGTTTTGGTGCAGATACTCTTAATGCCATGTCCTGGATGTTTTCTTATTGTATAAATTTAACAGCTGTGGATCTTTCCGGATTTAACACAAGCGGGGTATTACAGCTGAATGGATTATTTTATAACTGTAGATCAATAGGAGCAATAGATGTAACTGGTTTGGATACTAGTAATGTTGTATCTATGGAATCAGCATTTTATAACCTAGACGGAGGAACTTACGGCAAAAATATGGTAGGAATAGAAGCCTGGGACACAAGCAGCGTTACTAATTTTGAAGAAACCTTTCAAAATGCTAAGGCTTGGAATCCTAATATAGAAAACTGGGATACTAGTTCAGCAACAAATATGAGAAGAATGTTGTACGACTGCGATAGTTTTAATAGGAATATATCAGCATGGGACATCAATCAAGTTACTAATTTAAGTGACTTCCTGCAAGTTGCAACAGGAATGTCAACGGCTAACTATGATGCCCTTTTAATCGGGTGGGCTGCACGAATACCATTAGCATACAGCGGAACTTTAAATTTTGGCGGATCACAATACACATTAGGTGGAGCGGCGGAAGCTGCAAGAACGCAATTAATTGCTGATGTTGGAGCAATAAGTGATGGTGGAGGAGTATAAAAACAAGTTTTTAAAAAAAACGTGTGATTATATAATAAAATCAAATCTTATGAAAAATTTATTTATTACACTATGTTTAGTTTTAACGTCATTAACATTAACAGCTCAAGAGGCGTATAACGGAATGTGGCTTAACGAGGAGTCCACTTATGTTAAAACAATAATAGCCAGCGAGTACAAAGTTCTGCAGGTTTTTAACACCAGCTTTGATGAGCTTAGGGTTATAACAGAAACTATTGTTAGCCAAGGCACAAAAGGGTTTGTTACAAAGTTACATAACGAACAGAACGGGTACACAGTTACAATAGCATACCGCATACAAAAAGACGGAACAATATTATCTAGCTATCATGGCGATTTAAACAATGAATACATAATAACAAAATTATACTAAAACAAAAAAAATGGCATACAAACAAGAATTCGGAAGACCACCAGTCACCAACAAAATGGTAGATGAAATTACAAGCAGTTATAAAAACGGAGGCGACAAGGATAAGCCAAAACCTAAAGTGGTTAGCGTGCCAACTTCTGACGGCTACAAGATAGACGTGACCGAAAACTCTGCAATGCACAAGCAATATAAGGAAATGGGATCAGTGATTCAAAACCAAAGAGCTATAACCGTGAACGAAAAAACCGACCCTCGCACATCAGGCATATCGGATGTAGATAAAAAGTCAAGAATAAACGCATTAAGCAACAGAAACCAAATAAAAAAGGATCCTAATTCAGGTAATTAACAATTAACAATTAACAATTAAATTAAATCAAATGAGTAAAGTAAAAAAAATCAAGTCAAAAGCAAAAGTAAACGCTATTACAGCGGAAGAATTAGCAAACGTTAAAAAGGTGCAAGCAGATTTGCAATCTTATTTAGCAAACATTGGAGTACTAGAGGTCCAAAAAGCAAAAGCTATCTATCACGTTAACATGCTTGAAAAAGAAATGGACGAGACTAAAAAAGATATTGAAGCTAAGTACGGACCAGTTAATATTAACCTTGTAGACGGAACTTTCGAAGAGATTGTGCCGGAAGCAGTTATAGAGTAATATTATGGATAGTATTATAAGAAAGATTAGTATCGGGGCTGACTATAAAAACGAAGCAATGCATTACTCTGTTAAACAGACAGTTTACGGCGGTCACGAGATCTCTCACATACTATTCGAAGAGTCTGATAATTCTTATAATATATTTATAAAAAAAGTAGACGAGATAATGCCATGGAAGAAATTTAACTCTAACATGGCAATATCCGTTGAATATGACTTAGAATATTAATGCGGAGTGTATATGACTTTATCATAAAGCCGGTAGGCAAAAGGTATGATAACGAGGTAAAGGTTGGAGAGCATACCCTTATAACAAACAGCTCTATAGAAAGCTTTAAGCATGTCAACAATATTGCTGAGGTAGTTGAAACACCGGTTGCGTTTGCGACCCCTATAAGGAAAGGTGATTTGATTATGGTACATCATAATGTATTCAGGGTATTCTACGACATGAAAGGAATCAAAAAGAACAGTAGGTCTTTCTTAAAAGACAACTTGTTTTTTTGCGCGGTTGATCAAGTGTATTTGTATAAAAGAACAGACACTTGGAAATCATTTGGAGATAGATGCTTTGTTGCACCTGTTAAGAATAAAGACATTTTAAGCGCAGATAAAGTAGCTGATCTTATTGGTATACTTAAAATAGGTAATAGCTCCTTAGAGGAGTCTGGAATCAATCCAGGGGACATAATTGGATTCACACCAAATAGCGAATGGGAATTTGTTGTAGACAATCAGATTATGTATTGTATGAAATCAAATGATATTGTTATAAAGTATGGACTCGATAGAAACGAAGAAGAATATAATAGCCGCTGGGCGACTAGCGATTGAAGAATTAGTAAAGGTAGCAAAAGAAAAGATCGTTGACTCAGAAGAGGATATCTCAGCTGACAGACTTAAAAATGCTGCCGCTACTAAAAAGTTATGTATATTTGATGCCTTTGAAATTCTTACAAGAATTCAAGAGGAGGAAAGTATGATAGACGAATCGTCAAGGGCTTCAACTAAACCCGCTTTTAAAGGGTTTGCAGAATCGAGATCTAAATAATGGCATATCAACAGGAATTATACCGGATAGCCAAAGACTACATTAAGCCACAAGCAATTAAGAAAAAAAATCGCTACGCTAAATGGGAGTATGGTTACGACAAGGAGTACGATCTTGTTGTAATAAGCAGGACAGGCAAGATAGGAGATATATATGTTATTGGTGATTTACATATCGCATTACCTTTGCTAGAAGATAAACTTAGTAAGGGAATTAATAAGTGGGCACCAAAAGAATACCCAAAAGAATTAAGTAAAATTAAAAGCGAAGCGGATTGGGAAAAGTACCCGACTGCATTTAAAGAAAAGTGGTATGGATATATTGACACAGAGTTTAACAGGCGCGAAGAAGGTTTTTGGTTTACTAACAAAGACAAGCCTACTTATATTACTGGTACTCATTACATGTACCTGCAGTGGTCCAAGATTGACGTTGGGCACCCAGACTTTCGAGAGTCAAACAGATTGTTCTATCTTTTTTGGGAAGCTTGCAAAGCAGACAGACGAAGCTATGGCATGTGTTACCTTAAGAACAGAAGATCGGGTTTTTCTTTCATGGCCTCAGGAGAGACCGTTAACCAAGGCACAATATCTACGGATGCTAGATTTGGCATATTGTCCAAGTCTGGACCCGATGCAAAGAAGATGTTTACAGACAAAGTTGTCCCGATATCGGTTAACTATCCATTCTTCTTTAAACCAATACAGGACGGAATGGACCGACCGAAAACAGAGCTCGCGTACAGAGTACCGGCCTCAAAGCTTACAAGGAGGAAACTCGATTCAAACGAGAAACTCCAGGAAATTACAGGTCTCGACACAACGATCGACTGGAAAAACACCGGGGACAACTCTTACGATGGAGAAAAATTAAAGTTATTAATACACGACGAAAGCGGTAAGTGGGAAAGGCCTACTAACATACTTAACAACTGGCGAGTTACAAAAACCTGCTTAAGATTAGGTAGCCGTATTATCGGGAAGTGTATGATGGGCTCAACCTCAAATGCATTAGACAAGGGAGGTAAAAACTTTAAAAAATTATATAACGATTCAGACGTTACAAAAAGAAATAAGAATGGGCAAACAAAAAGTGGATTGTATAAGCTTTTTATACCGATGGAGTGGAACTATGAAGGATTCATTGATGAACACGGTTGGCCAGTTTTTGACGTACCTAAGAAAGATATTCTTGGTCCTCAAGGTGACATTATTGATGAGGGCGTCATTGATCATTGGGAAAATGAAGTTGAAGGATTAAAAGACGATCCGGATGCGTTGAACGAATACTATCGTCAATTCCCAAGAACAGAACAACACGCTTTTAGAGATGAGTCTAAGCAATCATTATTTAACTTGACTAAGATCTATCAACAGATAGACTACAACGACGAGTTAAAAAACAACACAATGGTTACGAAAGGAAACTTTCAATGGGAACACGGTATTAAAGATACAAAAGTAATGTTCTACCCGAACAAAGACGGTAGGTTTTATATTACTTGGGTCCCTGATCAAGAACAACAGAATAACATAATAATAAAGAATGGTATTAAATATCCAGGAAACGAGCACATGGGAGCTTTTGGTTGTGACAGTTATGACATTAGTGGTGTTGTGGGCGGTGGTGGCTCTAACGGATCACTTCATGGATTAACGAAATTTTCAATGGAGGATGCCCCTCCTAACCATTTCTTTCTAGAATACATAGCTAGACCATCAACAGCTGAAATGTTTTTTGAAGATGTACTGATGGCTATGGTATTTTACGGAATGCCTATATTAGCTGAAAACAACAAACCAAGATTGCTTTATTATTTAAAGCGTCGAGGATATAGAGGCTTTAGTATCAACAGACCAGATAGGTCTTACAACAAGCTGTCGGTGTCAGAGCGAGAAGTAGGCGGCATACCTAACTCAAGTGAAGACATCAAGCAAGCACATGCCTCAGCAATTGAAACTTATATAGAAGATTTTGTTGGTCAAACAAAAGAAGGGTACGGTGATGTTTATTTACAAAGAACATTAGAAGACTGGGCTAAGTTTGATATAAACAACAGAACAAAGCATGATGCATCGATAAGCTCCGGCTTAGCTTTGATGGCATGCAACAAACACAGATATAGTCCCAAGGGAGCTATAACCACAAAGAAATATTCCTTAGGGTTTAAGAAATATGACAATAAAGGAACCACATCAAAAATAATGCAATAGATGAATGTAAGTACAAATACTAATAGTCCATTTCCTGATCAGGTAGTAAGTGACGCTGAAAAAGCAACGCTAGAATACGGATTGCAGGTTTCTCGTGCTATTGAGCAAGAGTGGTTTAATTATGGAGGGGCAGGTTCAAATAGATATCTAACTAACTGGAATAACTTTCATAACCTAAGGTTATACGCCAGGGGAGAACAAAGCGTTCAAAAATATAAAGATGAATTAGCTATTAACGGCGATTTATCTTATTTGAATTTAGATTGGAAGCCAGTACCCATACTATCAAAGTTTTCAAACATTGTAGCTAATGGTATTACTCAAAAGCAATATGACATATCAGCTTACTCGCAAGATCCTGAGTCTTTAAAAGCTAGAACGGATTACGCGGAGAATCTTCTTTTTGACATGATGACAAGAGAAGCCCGGGCAGAAGCTAGTGCGGTTATACCCATGGACCTTAGCCGTTCGGGTGTTCCTGACGGGGAGTTGCCTGAGTCTACAGAGGAAAGAGATTTGCACATGCAGCTTAAGTACAAGCCTGCTATAGAAATAGCGGAGGAAGAAGCTATTAGCACTGTGTTAGCTACTAATGAGTATGATCTAACGAGAGCTAGAATAAATCAAGATTTAGTTAATATCGGAATAGGCATAACTAAAACATCGTTCAACCCGGCAGAAGGCATAGTTGTTGACTACGTAGATCCGGCTTATTGCGTATGGTCTTATACTGAGGACCCTAACTTCGAGGATATATATTATGTAGGTGAAGTTAAATCTATAACAATACCAGAGCTTAAAAAAGAATTCCCTTATATATCTGACGAGCAATTAGAAAAAATTCAAAAAATGCCGGGCAATCGTAGAATGATACGGGGCTTTGAAAACTACGACTATAATACTGTACAAGTGTTATACTTTGAGTATAAAACTTATACGGACCAGGTGTTTAAAATAAAGAAAACAGACAACGGTCTTGAAAAGGCTATTGAAAAAACAAACGAATTTGATCCCCCGCCAAATGACAACTTTGAAAGAGTGTCAAGGTCAATTGAAGTATTGTACCAAGGCGCCAAAGTAGTAGGTACGGACATTATGCTAGAATGGAAACTAGCCGAAAACATGACTCGCCCAATGGCTGACACTACAAGAGTGGAAATGAGTTACTCTATAGCTGCTCCTAGAATGTACAAAGGAGTGATACAGTCGCTTATAAGCAAGTGTATCGGGTTTGCTGACGTAATACAATTAACGCATTTAAAAATACAGCAAGTGCTATCTAGAATGGTTCCTGATGGAATATTTTTAGATATTGATGGTTTAGCAGAAGTTGATTTAGGTAATGGTACAAATTATAACCCAGCGGAAGCATTAAACATGTACTTCCAAACAGGTTCAGTTGTTGGTAGATCAATGACGCAGGACGGGGATATGAACAGAGGCAAGGTTCCTATACAAGAATTATCAAGCTCTTCTGGTATATCTAAAATACAATCTTTAATTACTGCATACAACTATAATATGCAGATGATTAGAGACGTTACTGGATTAAATGAAGCCAGGGACGGAGCTATGCCAGATCCTAACGCTTTAGTAGGCTTGCAAAAAATGGCAGCGAATGCTTCTAATGTTGCCACTAAGCATATACAGGATGCAAGTATACAATTGACATTGAGTACTTGCGAAAATATTTCGCTTAAAATAGCCGACGCGTTAAGCTTCCCTCTTACTAAAAATTCTTTAATGAATAGCGTATCTACTTTTAATGTAGAAACTTTAAAAGAAATTGAAAACCTCAACCTGCATGACTTTGGTATATTTTTAGAAATAGAGCCAGATGACGAAGAAAAAGCAGAGCTGCAAAAGAATATACAAATAGCCTTGCAAACAAAAGAAATTGATATAGAGGATTCAATTGATATCAGCCAAATAAAAAACCTTAAGCTAGCTAATCAAATGCTAAAGCTTAAGCGCAAGAAGAAGCAGGAAAGAGAACAAGCGCTGGTTCAGCAAAATATACAAGCACAAGCTCAAGCAAACGCAGAAGCGTCCGAAAGAGCCGCGATGGCTGAAGTACAAAAGCAACAAGCAATGACTGCTGAGAAGGTGGCAATCGAGCAAGCTAAATCTAATTTTGAAATGCAAAGAATGCAGACCGAAGCGCAGATTAAAAAAGAGTTGATGGCAACAGAGTTCCAATACAACTTAAAGCTCGCACAGATGAAGTCTCAAGAAACACAAGCCAAAGAC